GAAATTCCCAGCTGCGTTTAAAGACGGGCATTATCTAACGCCAAAGATACCTGACTACCAAACTGCAAACGGACTAACCAACTTTATCACAAATTACCTTGACTGGGTAGGTGGCGATGGTAACCGTATCAATGTACAGGGCAGGCAGGTACAGGGTAAATGGATAGGTTCATCGACTAAGGTCGGAACGGCTGATATTGCCTGTATTCACCCGAACGGAACGAGTTTTGATATTGAGATTAAGGTGGGTAAGGATAAAGCGAGTACAGAGCAGCTTAATAGGCAGGATAAATTACGCAGGTTAGGCAAAATCTATGAGTTTATAACTACACCAATGGAGTTTTTTGAGTTGTATGATAAAATTACTTCAACAAAGCTATTCTAACCCGTTTGAGGTTGCGGCTATTCACGATATGTATGTCAGGATCGGCATGTATTATCTATGCCTGACCATTGAGAAACGGGCGGCAAAGTCTGATATTCTTATGCAATTACCGTACTACAAACCAATAAAAAAAGTACCTGTTTTTTTGCTGAATTAGTATATTTGCATTATAGCTGCGGCCACAGCTTAGAACCTAATTACAATCCCATTGAGGGGATAGGGTGGCCGCCCTTGAACCTTAGTGGGATTATTGTTTTTAATATGTCTTGGATTCGCATTCACCGAAAAATTAAGGATAACTGGATATGGTCAGACCCGATCCGCCTGAAATGGTGGTTGGATATTCTGCTTACCGTCAATCATGAGGACAGTAAATGTCTGATAAAAGGCACATTAATTGAGTGCAAACGGGGGCAATCGGTGCGCAGTTTAGACACATGGGCGACCACTTGGGGGGTGTCAAAAAAGACCGTTTTTGCCTTTTTTTTGCTGTTAAAAAAGGACACGATGCTGGAAACGGAGAATTTGAAGGTAACAACCCGTATAACTGTTTTAAACTACGATAGTTATAATCAACAAAAAACCAAAATACATCATGATTGGGAAACGCAGAAGGGAACGCCAAAGAAACGACAGCTTCCTACAAACAATAATGATAAAGAATATAATAATACTACTAACGTAGTATTATTTGGCACAAACGAAAACTTTTTGAAGTTTCAGGCATGGCAAAAAGAGAACACGCCAACCCTGTTGCAAATGAAAGAGCCGTTCACCGAAAAGCAATTCGAGAAAATGAAAACCAAATGGCATTGGACGTACATAGCCGAAATGTGCCAACGGATGCACAACTACCAACCGCTACTCAAAAAATACAAATCAGCTTATCTCACCTTTACAAACTGGGTCAAACTCAATGAAAAATAATAATGCGATTATTTACGGCAAAATGCCCCCGCAAGCTACCGATGTAGAGGATATGGTTATCGGGTCGTGTTTACTCGAACGTGAGGCATTTGAGGTGGCAATGGAGATACTTCCCACACATGAGTGCTTCTACCTAGATAAAAATCAGAAGATTTATGCCGCTATGCTCGAATTAAACGATCGGGGTTATCCGATTGACCTGCTAACGGTAACTGACCAGTTACGCAAAGACGGACAACTTGAAATGATAGGCGGTGCTTACCACCTCACCCAGTTATCCCTAATGGTTACATCAACCGCTCACATGCAGCACCATTGCCTGATAGTGGTTGAAAAGTTTAACGCCCGTGAGGTTATTCGGATATGTGGCAAAGCAATCAATGACGCATATAGCGAAGAAACGGACGTTTTCGACCTGATGCAGGACGTAGAAAAAGGGATTCAGGCAATATCGGAGGGCAACAGCGTTTCATCGTTTACGAAGGTTGGCGAAACATTCACCGAAATACTGATGGACTTTGAGGAACTGAAACACCGCCCAGAAGGATTGACGGGAATAGATACAGGTTATGCCGAAATAAACGAAATGACAGACGGATGGCAGCCAAGTAACCTTGTACTGATTGCGGCACGTCCATCGGTGGGTAAGACGGCATTATCTTTGAACTTTGCCATAAATGCGAATTGCGGGGTATTGATATTCTCGCTCGAAGCCAATAAGAAAGAACTGGTTAAACGATTCGCAGCAGCCAAGTCCGATGTGTTCTTTCACGACATACGCAAAGGCAAACTATCAGAGTTTCAGGAAAAACGGATTCATGAGCAGATACGGTATTTCAATTCTTTAGATATAAAAATTGACGATAAGACACAGAGCCTACAAAAAATCATTTCAGGCATAAGGCGTGAAAAGAAGAAAAACCCTAACGTGAAGCTGGTTATTGTCGATTACATTCAGCTTATCAGAGGGCAGAAAGACAAAAACAGCAACCGTGAACAGGAAGTAGCAAGCATTTCCCGTGAATTAAAGCTAATTGCTTCGGAGTTAGACATAACGGTGATAGCATTAAGCCAATTGAACCGAGAAGTCGAAAAAACGGCAAATAAACGCCCTTCATTGGCAAACCTGCGTGAATCAGGTGCTTTGGAGCAGGACGCAAACATCGTGATGATGATTTGGCGGCAGGAAATATCAGAAACGGAACAGCAGCATTGGATTCTGTTTGAGAAGAACAGGGACGGGAAATGTGGCGATGTTAAACTGAAATTCAATGGGGATATTCAGCGATGGACTACACCCGACCCGTTCGCACAGCATTTCCCGAAACCAAATGCAGGCTTTCAGAACCGCTCACTACCTGATTTCGATGAGGATGAGCCGTTTTAGTTAGATTTATTTTGCTATGTACCAACTAACCCGTATCTTTGGGGCTATGGCAATCCAATGCGTAACATATCGGGGCGTAAATGCGGCAGAGGAAATCTATAAGATAGTGGGGTATGCGAAAACAGTTAACCCGCCATTTGACCACAACTTTGAACCCATTGAATACAAAGGCTTAAAAATGTGGATAGACAGGCAATCACATAACGAAGTAGTTTGTTTTTATGAGTGAATTAATCAATCCAAAATACGAAGCGTTTTGTCAGGAATACATGAAAGACCTTAACGGCTCACAGGCTGCTATTAGGGCGGGATATAGTGAAAAGACGGCAAATGTTACAGCCTCAAAGATGCTAATAATTCCTAACATTCAAGAACGTATTAAAGAACTTCAACAAGAGAGGCAACAACGCACCCAAATCACAGCAGACATGGTTATCGCTGAATTGGCAAAGGTTGCATTCCATAACGTTCAGGACTTCGTTAACGGGGGCAATTCGATACTTGAACTGAAACACTTGGAACGTGAAAAGGTTGCGTCTGTTTCGGCTGTGAAGACTACGATAAAAGCAGATGGCGACATTGTGAGTGAGATTAAGTTTCACGACAAGATAGCTGCACTGGAGAAACTCGGCAGGCACTTAGGCGTATTTGAGAAAGACAACAAACAAAAGTCAGACATAACCGTTAAGCGTATCGGCTTTGAATCGGATATTTAACAACAAGCTATTTAACCCGCTTTATTGGCACATTGCACAGGCATTGCGCGACCCATCAATACGCTACATACTTGTTGAAGGTGGCTCATCGGCGGGTAAGACACATACAATGTGTCAGGCGTTGCTAATGGATATGTACGAACACGAATACAGCACAATGGTATTCAGGCGGTTCCACGTTGACATATTCGATTCCGTTTACAAGTCATTTAAGACCGCATCACGCGGTTTGGACTTTAACGATTATTACTACTTCCAACAAGACCACATAAAGAGTATAGACGATAAAGCGTCAGTTCGTTTCAGGGGGCTAGATGATGAGGAGAACATCAAGGGTATGGAAGACATAAACGTTGTGTACCTGAATGAGTTTAACCAATTCTCTGAAAATCAATGGGATCAGCTAAAGAAGCGTCTAAGGGGTAAGCCTAATCAGAAATTCATCTGTGACTGGAACCCCGTATCAGCCGAGTTATGGCAGTATAAGTCGTACATTGACCTTGACACATGGACTGACCAGCCGTTATTCACAGAACAGAAATACAGCAACCTAGATGCTGAATATTCGTTTGTAAGAAAGAACGCCAAAGGAGATACACTTTGGATAAAAACAACATACCGCGATAACTTTTGGGTTGTGGGGCATCCGTCAGGTAAAGGCGGGTTTTACGATGAGCACACACTAGCAACATACGAATTTGACAGAATACACAAACCGAACCAGTACCGTATATACGCCAATGGTGAACGCGGTGTGATTAGAACGGGTGGTGAGTTTTGGAAAGAGTTTAACGAGGTTGAGCATGTCAAGATGTGCAGGTACGAACCCAACCATACGGTTCACATATCATGTGACCAGAACACCGCTCCGTATGTTACATTATCCATTTGGCAGCCGATTGATTACCGTTTAAGGCAGATACATGAGTTGCCATGTCGCGCACCTGATAATAACGCGCCTCGTTCAGCGCGTGTGTTAGCGGCATGGTTACGCAGCGTGAACTATCGCGATGTGGTGTACATTTACGGCGACCCATCAGGGAATAACAGAGGAACGATTGACTATAATAGTAGTTCATTCTTTGATAAGTTTGCGCAGGAGTTACGGGATGAGGGGTTCACCGTATCGATGCGCGTAGCTAAGGCGCACCCTGAAGTTGCATTGTCGGCGGCGTACATAAACGAAATTTACCAGTATGGTAAAGATGGGTATAGTATCGAAATAGGCGACCATTGCAAGGTTAGTATAGACGACTACCAAAGCGTACAGGAAGACAAAAACGGTACGATGTTAAAGACTAAGGTAAAAGACAAAGAAACGGGCAAGACATACGAACCGAATGGTCACTTTTCGGACGCAAAACGGTATTTCATTACTTCGTATCTAGATACAGAGTTCAGACAATACAAAGTAAGAGGGAATAATTTTATGCCAATTGCACTAGATTATTAATATATTTGCACTATGATACTACCATTGACTGGGGAATATTCAGTAACATCTATACTTCGCGACAGACCGAACAAGAAGTATGTGCAAGAGGTAAAAGACTACACATGGCATTTGACCATGCACATGACTGGAAAGGGTCTAAATAAGGCAATAAAGAAGTTTGATTACTACGAAAGTTCACGTTTACTGCTTTTACGTCAACAATATTCACCGTCTAATGAAGATTTCTTTGCTAGGTTGCATCGTCCAGTGGATAAAATCTTTAGCGCAAAAGGCGGAAGCGTCAATTACATACTTCCTGACGGGAAAAAGAAAGATTTTATAGGCAAATTGCAGGATGTTCGATACGGATATTCATTGCGTAAATGGGTTGAAACGTTTTGGATGCCTGCTTTGTTCTATGACCCGATGGGTATTGTGTTGATGGAGATTGAAGACGGGAATTGCTATCCTACATACAAGTCAGCCGAGTGCATACACGAAATGCCAAAGCCTAAAGGAAGGCATTTTGACTGGCTCATATTCAATGTTGATAAGAACGGGAACACAATCTATGATGACGTTAATAAGTCGCTTATTTCAAGCGGAGGTTATTATCGGGTGATTGATGATGAATCGGACAGGTTGATTAAATGGGATGGCGGAGTAGCTACGGTAATTGAAGAACAAAGCTATCAAAACTACTTTGGTAAAGTACCCGCCGTAACAATAGGCAACCAATGGGACGCAATACATGAGCGTTTTGCGAGCCCTGACGATGCAATTATACCTATAGCAGACCAACACCTACGCTCTAGGTCTGTATTGGTAATGTTTGAATTACACCACGGATTCCCGTTGAATTGGCAGTATGCGTCTGCGTGTCCGACATGCAACGGAACGACAAAGGTTATGGGCGATATATGCCCTAGTTGTAATGGCACGGGTAAGGACAGCAAGAAGGACGTTAGTAAAATGGTGTTGTTGCCGTTCCCTACAAGTAAAGACCAACCGATTATAGATAAGCCGGGAGGTAGCGTTGATGCCCCGATTGACTCATGGCAGGAAATGAAGTTGACCATTCAGCAACAGTACAAAGAGGCTCATTACTGTGCATGGGGGACACATCAAATAGAAGATAGCAGTCATGAAACGGCTACGGGTAGGTTCATAGACGTACAGCCAGTTAATGACAGGTTGGCTAAGTTTTCAGACGCAGCGGAATGGGTGGAAATGTGGATTACGGACATGATGGGTGAGTTCTATTACGGTGAAGCCTACGGAGGTTCTGAAATAAACTTGGGGCGCAGGTATTTGATTGAAACACCAGATGCAATAAGCAACAAGCTACAAAAGGCAATTAAGGATAAAATGTCTTATTCCTATCTGAAAAATATGTATTTTCAATGGGTAGATAGCGAGTATAGTGGTGATGAAATGATGCGGTTGAAGTTGACGATGGAGTTTAAACTTGACCCCGCTCCGTTTATGTCTATCCCTGAAGCAAAGCAGGCGTTTATAAGCGAACGCGACTATCAGCGAAAGTTATACTACGGTGAATGGTTGGAAACATTACCAGATAATTGGTATATATTGCATAAATTTGACACACTGAAGATGATGTTTGATGAGTGGGTAGATGAAAGGATAGACCATCAGGAGGATGAAACAGAAATAGAAACAGAAACCGAAACAGACTAAAACAAAACAATAAAACAATGGCAAGACCAAGAAAAGAAGTGCCTGAAACGAATTTCGTTGAGACACCAACCGAAAAAACGTACAAAAAGTACAACAAGTATGCAGTAGAAGTAGAAGCCGTAATGAGCAAGCGACCTAATGAGGGTAAGCGATTCAGCCATTACATGGGGCGAATAGTAGAGATACTAAAGAAGCCCGGCATTGCATCGACAAACATCGCTGTTGACCCTATTGTAGCCGACAGAATGAATACGCAGTGGCACAACACAAAGTACATTATGATTGCCGTTGGCGACCGTGTGCCATCGCATATCAAGCGCGTACCAACTGGCGAAGTAGAAGTTAACGGAGGATGGGAAGACACATTTATTTACGAATAAAACAAAACAGACATGATAAGCAAACAAGACATTATTAAGCTAGGCAAGAAGCTGGGGCTAGACCTTAGCGAACAGGTGGACGCAGAAGAAGAGGTTAGTATTGATATTCCTGAAGTGGTGGTACTCACGCCTGAAGGTAAGAAGAAACTAGAAAAGGAAAAGTACGAAGAGGGTAAGATGACAGGGGTAGAGATAGCAGTAAAAGAGGTGAAGCAAGCTAAGGGGTTGGATTTTAAAGGTAAGGGCTTGGAAGACCTCGTTAATCATTTAGAGGCAAAAACGGGAGATGATGGCAGGTTGAAGAAGTTGCAAGAGAACCTGACCGCCGCCGAGCAAAGGGCGTTAGCGGCGGAACAGCGCGCGGAAATGATCGAGATTGAAACGGAGGCACTTAACGCTATTCCGCAAGAGTACGCGGGGTTGACAAAGAAAGAACTAAAAGCACTAGCGGCGGCTAATGGGTTGGAGTTGAAGAAAGAGGATGGTAAGTTAGTGCCATACAGGAATGGTGAACGAGTGAGAAATGAAAGGACACAGGAAGACTTAGACGCGGCAACGGTGTATAAAACGTTCTTTGAGGTTGAGAAAAAGATGTCTACTCCGCCAGCATCTGAAGCACAGCCGCCGCGCGGGCGTGGTGAAGGCAATAGACCACCAACGGGTAATAAGGTAATGACGAAGCGTAGTGAGATTGAAAAGGCATGGAAGGAAACTAACCCAGATAAAAGCATAATGGGTCAGGACTATGCGAGCCACTTCGCCGCTAAGATTAAGGAACTGAAAGAGGCGGGGCAAACAGTAGAGATGGATTAACTAAAACTACATAATCATGGCCAAAGGAAAGAAAAAAGGCAAAGGATGCTAAACGGTAAAAGCCACTTGTTAAATCGAGTGGCTTTTTTTATTTTCGCAGCATGGAACAGGACATGATAGATTATTCAGAAATGCCGTATATTTGCGGGGAGTTGTGGAAACATTGTTAGGGGCTGCCTCTTTTTAGGGGCGGCTTTTTTATTTCGGATAAAATGGTATATTTGTGAACATGACCACCACATTCACACACCCTGCCGACAGCGCACCCGATACGTTCAAATACAACCTTGAACGGGCGTGTAGAATCATGATGCAA